GTAGAACTTCATTGGGAGGTACAAACTGTTTTAAATTTGGACTATGCTATAATAACTGGTTCATCTAAAAGTGAGGTAGTAAATCCTATAATGAAAGCATACAAAAATTATCTAGAAAGTAAAAGAAAGTTTGAATTATGTATAGCTATAAAATATCAAGCTAGTGATAATTTCGCTCGTTATAATGACGGTAGTGATATGTTTAGTTTTAATGGAGAATACTCTGCTCAAGGATTGAATAAAGGAACAAGTAGGCTTCATTTCGGATTTCAAATATACTGTAAAGAAACAAACTCATTAGGGAATGAAATCTGGCACAATGTACAGTTAATTAATAATAGAGAAAACTTGTATAATTATCCTATAATTGGAGATTACTTTGTGACATCTATAACGTATGGTGTAGAAGGTAAGATAATACCATTTACAGAACAAGCTTTAGATACATTGAAAAAAGCTGATGAAGGAATCAGAAGTATAAGTGAGATATTATTTACATTTTTAAATCAAGATGTGGAAGCTATATCAATTCAATTAAACAATGGTAATTTACTTAAATCTTAGAGTATGGGTTATTTTAATAAAATCTTCATTCAAAGAAATACTGGAGAGTTTCAAGATATAACCAACTTAAATAAAGAAGAATATGAATCTTTCTTAACAGCTATGGTTATGCTTAATAAAAGATATTATGAACTAGTTGATAAACCTTTGATTTTTAAACAAAAGATTATAAAGTTTATTGATACTTACAAAATTTGGTAATTATGAATAGAGAAACAATAAAAAAATACAAGAAAGAGTTCGATCACTGGGTGAATGGTGGTGAGCTAGAGGCTATAGACACAGAAAGTGACTGTATACCTAATTGGTTTAGTACCAGCACACCGTCATTTGATGGTACTTGTGCGTACAGAATTAAAGAGTTTGTACCTAAACAAGGTGAAACTATACTAGTAGCTGACTATAAAGATTGTATTGAGTACAAAGAGAGAGTATTTGTAGCGATGCATGAAGGTCTATACTTGTGTATAGTACAAACTGATGATGGCTGGTCAACAAATAAAGATTTGTCTTTAAAAACTGTTACATGGAGATATGCTAAACCTTTAGAGAAGTCATAAATGGTTATACTATTTGAACTTACTCGTAGATGTGATATGATATTTTAGTACCTTTGCAGGAGTGAGTCGTACCACTATTAACTAATTTTACAAAACCTATCAATGATGAGTGTACGACCTCTGATTTGGTAGGTTTTTCTTATATGAAAACACCAGAGCAAAACAGGCTCTACAAAAGGTCTGTTGCAGGATTCTTAATTAATCTGTACTCCAAAATGAAGTACAGGTCTAAAGTAAGAGGTCACCCAAACCCTGATTTTAGTAGAGAAGAGTTTATAGATTGGGCTTATTCCAATAACTACTCATCCCTACACAAAAACTGGGTATCGTCCAATTACTCTAAAGATAGCGTTCCGTCTGTAGATAGGTTAAAAGATAACCTACCTTACACATTTTCTAATATGGTACTTACTACATGGGAGATAAATAACGCTAAAGGTTTGTTGGATAGACAAACAGGTAGAACTACTACATGGCAGAATAAAACTGTGTATATGCTAGATAAATCAGGGGTACATTTAAAAAGCTTTCACTCTACTGGTGCTGCTCACAGAGCTACTAATGTAGGACAATCACATATATCTGATTGTTGTACAGGCAAAAGGAAAAGTGCTGGAGGATATACTTGGACTTATGTAAAACCTATGACAGTAGAAGAAGTAGATGAACAATTAACATTAGATTAAATGGATTTTATTGAGTTACCAATAATGTGGATTGCTGACGATGATAAGTCAGAACTACTAGGGTTAGACGAACCAGAGATATGAAGGTAAAAGTACAGTAAGAACTTCAGATGGTAACTCTTGGGATATAGAGTTACCATTAGATGAATTACATAAAAGATTGAATATTAACATTAAATTAAAATAGGCTATGGCTTTATTTAAAAAGAAAGGGGTACAAGAGATGATACCTTATAATGAAAGAATAGATATGACTGATATATCTATAAGTGTTGCAGACCGTGAAAATGGATCTCCAAAAATCGGTGATATGATTGCAACTGCGGATGGTTTAAAATTGTAAGTTATGAATAGAGATAAAAAACAAGAAGAGCTCTTGAAAAAGTACATACGTGACATGCCGTTACGTAGTACTATTGTAGCTAGTACAGGATTTGGTAAGTCCAAATTAGCTATAGATCTGATAACTGCCGTATTACCTGATTCTGTTATTATTTTTGCTAATAGTACTAATATTAGAGATATTACTTGGAAAGATGAATTTGAGAAATGGGGATATGGCGATTGGTTTAATGAGCATGTTAAAACATATACTTATCAAGCAGCTAATCGTTGGGAGAAATCTAAATTAGATCCTGATGATTTTATAATATTCGATGAAGTTGATTTTATTGCAGCTACTAAAGAATATTCTAAAATCATGCTTTTCTTACATGCTAGTAATAGAGTACTAGGATTAACAGGTTTCATCACAAAAGATAAACAATGGTGGTTCAATCTTAATCTACCTTTATTTTATGAGTATTCAGGTAATGATGCTAGAGAAGATGGTGTAATAAATGATATTCACTATGTTTTTGTTAGGTATGAAATAGGTAGTGAGAGGAATAGAGTAGTTAAGTACATGAAAGCTGGTACTGAAGCTTTTTTTAAGGCATCTGAAAATTCTCAATATGATTTCCAACATCAACGTTGGGAAACTTTGAATTTTGAAAAGATACAAGCCGAAACTAATCCTGCTTTATCTGGTAATGATCGTAGAAACACTCTAAATGAATTACATAATAGAATGTTTTACGCCAAAAAAGAAATGACTAAAATATTAAATTCTATGAAAAGCTCTGCAGATTTAGCTAAGAAACTAGCTAATGAATATGCAGCTAGAGGATTTAAAGTTGTGACATTTTCTGAACGTACTGAAAATGCTGATCTCATTTCTAATTTGACATATCATGGTGGTAATACAGATAGAATAAATACTAATCACATGAATAAATTTGTTGATAGTACAGATGACAATATATTATCAGTTTGTGGTAAAATAAACCGTGGTTCTAATATACCTAATCTTAAAGTAGGTGTGTTTGAATCTTATAATAGTTCTGATACAGTATTTCAACAACGTATAGGTAGATTAAGTAGATTAGATTCCAAAAATAAAGCCATAGCAGTTATTCTGCTGCCTTATTTTTATGAATACAACTCTATCACTAAGACCAATAAGTTAAAGGAGACTATAGCTGTTAAATGGGCTAGACAGATGATGAAAGGTTTGGAAATCACATCTCATGAATTCATTAATAAACTTAATAATGAAATAGATGAACACTAAAGAAACCATAGAAACCCTTATAAATAAGGGTGTACTCAATAAGATTGGTAGAGAGTTTTTCTTTACTGATAGATTTGAGGAAATTATAGATAAAATGTCAACTGTGAAAACATTTGCCGATTTGTCTGATGTTAAGGAAATAACTATATCAAAGTTATATCCAGAAGAGATACGAAAAGTATCTAAACGTGAGAGAATTAAATCGATTTTGCAATATTGTAATGTACCAACCATGAAGAAAATGGACAATGGTAAATCATATATGTTGCATACTGAATCTAATCTTGCGAAGCAAAAGGTAGAGTACATCATATCTAGCAATAAATATGATCCTATTGTAGTACTGAAAACAATAAAAGAGTATTATAAAAAGGTATCTAGCCCAAAAGGTTTTGCTAACTTTATAGTTTCCGACTTCTTCTTTTTGTATGATGAAATGGTTACAAATAACAAACTGCAAGGAGGTAAATCTAATTTTATAAATGAGATCTCGATATGACATTTGATGATTACCAAAAAATGTTTTTGGATAGAGTTGATAAGTCTATTAAAGGTGAAGTTAACTTAATACCAAATCCATATTCGAGGTTAGGTAGAATTTTTAATATTGTTAGAGGTAGATTTGTTTTAATAGGATCTACGTCGGGAGCAGGTAAGACTAGTTTAACAGATGATTTATTTGTATTGAAATCGTATGACTACACTAAACATGACCCAAAATTCCATTTTGAGACACATTATTTTTCAATGGAAAGAAGTAGAGCTTATAAATATGCTAAGTGGACTTCATGGTTTATGTATAGATATGGCAATATTAGAATTTCTGCAGATAAATTACTTGGTATAGATGGTACAGGTCCAATAGATACTAAAACATATAATACTATGTTGAAGTTTAAACCTTATTTAGAGGATTTATTGGAATCAGTACATATCTATGATGGTAGAACTGACTACGATACTTTACGTACTCGAATATTAAAAACAGCGTTTAAATTAGGTACTCTATATAAGAGTGATGATTTGGGTGTGAAGATTAATGATAAGGATGATTATTCTTATTTCTTCGATTCAAGCAAAACTATTAAAACTAAATTAGGTTCTGAAGAATATGTAGAAATTACTCATAAGAAAGAAACATTTAAGATGTTCCGAAATATGAATAAATATATATATGATAATGATAAGACTATTGTACAATTTATTATAGATGGTATAGGACTTATTAAACGAAATGGTGGTAATACTAAATCAGCTATAGATGATGTTATTGATCTATTAGCTGATGCTAGAGACATCTTTGAGTTTAATGTGATAGTTATATCACAATTCAATAGAGGTATCTCAGAAACTTTGCGTAGAGTACACAGTGGTGAAAATCTACAACCACAGGAAGCCGACTTTAAAGATTCAGCTAATCATTATCAAGCTGCTGATTTAGTACTGGCTCCTTTTGACCCTTATAAGTTCCAAGCAATGAACGATGATGAAAAGTATAGAGGATATCATATTCCTAGTCTAATATCACCACAAGGTGTAAATAGACTTAGGACATTACATGTACTCAAAAATACTTTTGGCGTGTCTGATATTGCTATAGGACTGTTATTCGTAGGTGAATCAAATTGGTTTGAATCCCTACCAAAAGCTGACGATGAAGCAGCTTTACTAGACCTTTATGGTAAAATTAAATTAAACAAATTATAATATGGCAACTTAATGATTAGAGAAACTATAAGTGATTCATGGGTAAAGAATGGTCGTACATATATAAAAGTTTTGTGTTCTTGCGGAAATTCATTTACTACTAGGAAAGATAGTAAAACTATTTATTGTAGTGAATGTAAATCTAAGATTATAAAACAAGTACACACTACTCACGGATTATCAAAAACTAGATTATATAGTATATGGTCTGGTATGAAAAGTAGATGTTATAGACCTGAAACTAATGGGTATAATTTATATGGAGGAAAAGGCATTGAAATTGTACATGAATGGTTTGATTTCATAGCGTTTTATACTTGGGCAATTAATAACGGTTATTCAGATGATTTAACATTGGATAGAAAAGATTCTAATGGTAATTATTCACCTGAAAATTGTAGATGGGTAAATCTTAGACAGCAAAATATAAATAAGAATAAGCGTAAAAACTTATCTTCTCAGTATTTAGGTGTAAGTAAGATTAAATCTAGTGGTAAATGGCTATGTACTATTAAAGTTAAAGGTAAAAGTACATATCTTGGGAATTTTATTGATGAATTAGATGCTGCAAAAGCTTATAATGCATTTATACTGAAAAATAATTTAGATAATAAAATAAATATAATATAATGTCTGCAACACAAATTTTATATTTGGGTGATAGCGGTGTAGGGAAAAGTACTGCTATGAGAAATTTACCCGGTAAAGAAACTTTTGTTATAAAACCAGGTGCTAAAACTTTAGCAATACCCGGATGGAAAAACAAATTTCACCCAACAAAAGCTACACCTAGAGTAAATCCTTTACCTAGTGAATTAGATCATTTACCTGAAGATGATGTAAATAGACTTTATGAATTACCTGGTGATGGTAATTTAGTAAGTACATCAAATATCACAGCTATTAATACTTATGTTCATTTAGTTGCTAGGCAAATGCCTGGTATTAAGTACATAATTGTAGAGGATTTAAGTCACTATTTCAATGCATCTATCTTAAATGATGAATTTTTGGGTCGTACTAAAGGTAATGAAGCTTTTCAGAGATGGTTGGAATTTGGTAAAAATGTTTATCAAGCATTATTTAACGGTATTGAGGATTTGAGGGATGATTTATTTATCATCATAATTCAACATACTGAAATGAAGGAAACTGGTTTAATGGAATTTAAGACTAGTGGTAAATTGCTTGATAATGCAGTAAATCCTCAATCGTATTTTACTCATGTTATACATGGATTAGTGCGAAAAGGTGATGATAATAAATACAAATATCTTATCCAAACAAATAGGGATGATATACGTTTTGCTAAAACTCTGTTCGGGATGTTTAATCCTGCAACGGAGTTTTTTATTCCTAATGATATCGTAACTGTTATAGATCGTATTAAGAAGTACGATAATGGTGAGATAGAAGTGAATTTTAAATAATTAATTAAATACTTGAATCATGGCTTATATAACACCAGGAATCGAAGAAGGGCTAATCCTAGATTTAGCTAACACACAAGTATCTGAAAAAGGTGCTTTAATTATTGGTATGAAATCACAAGACACTGGGAGTTCTGTGGATGCTGTTATGGCAGCAATTGAAGGTAACACTACTTTGGAGACAGCCAAAGCAGGTAAATTTTATCTTTGGGTACCAAACATAGAGAAAACTGTAGATGATGAGAAAGTTGTTAAATCTCCTACTGATTTAATTGCAGAAATGTTAAACATTAGAAAGTACTTATTAGATATTGGGTACTTATATGGACCTAAAGAAGAAGCTGAAATGGCTTATGGTGGGTCTGTAATGTTCAAAGGTTTAGGAAATGATGTAAAACAAATCATAGCCAAAATTACTAGCGAAGTAGTACTTAAAGAGATTTTTAAACGCTTAGTTACAGCGTTTTTAAATTTCGTGAAAATTAAGAGTACTCTAGTAGACAACTCGCCTTTCAGACACAAATTTGTTAGACAATCTGCAGATAAACATTATGCATCGTTACCTTACATTAGTAGTTACGATACTATTGTTGAAAGTATGATGGTACCTAAAGAACAAAGTAAGGTATCTTTCAGTAAATATGAGATCGAGAAAGGTCTTAATAACCCTATACCTATCCCTCCAGACAAAACTACTGGAGATGCTAAGAAGGCTAATGACCTTTACGGCAATCAAAATAAACCTAAGAAAACTGCACAAGGTTTAATATAATGGATAAGTACGAAAGATATGTTCAGGAAAATGTGTTAGTGCGTGAAAACATACTAAAACATATTGATGATTATAGTATCTATTCGTATTATATTGGTGAAGAGCTGGAAATTGGGGTTAAGTATTCATCACCATTGAGAGATGGTGATGTTGACCCCTCTTTTGCTTTGTACTTTAGTAAAAAGTATGAAGATACTATCATGTTCAAAGATCATGCTTTAGGCGTATACGGCTCGGTTTTTAAATTCGTAATGTTAATTTATAATATTACTTATACACAAGCTTTATCAATAATTAATAGGGATTTTAGTTTAGGTTTGAATGGTGAAGAACCACCCAATGAAGTAAATAGGGTGGTAATGAAAAAGAAGAGACCTAAACGAGAAGATATTAAGATAGAAATAACCTCACAGGAGTACACAGAAGAGTTTTTAGACTTCTTCAGTAGCTTCGGTATAGGTTTGGAAGTGATAAAATATTATCAAGCTAAATGCGTGAAAGCTATTCATTTTGTAAAGACTTCAGGAACTTCTATAGTCTTTGTGAAAGAACTAACCATTGCTTATTTAACTCATGTGTACTACAAGATTTACTCACCTTTTGCTGATAGGTACTTTAAATTCAGAAATGATTTACCTTATGGTTATGTTGAAGGTGCGTTCCAATTAAAATATGAGAAAGATTATGTTATTATAACTAAAAGTACTAAGGAATGTATGTTCTTTAGACAACATTGGGATGATGATGCTGTAGCAGCTACATCCGAAAGTGTAATAATCTCTGAATATTTTATTGAGAATGTATTAAAACCTAATTATAAAACTATTTTTATTTGGTTGGATAATGATGCAGCAGGTATCAGAAGTACTCAAAAGTATATAGAAAAATATCCTTTTATAGTACCTATATATGCCTCTGAAATGGCTTATAAAGATCCTACTGATAATTATTTATATAGTGAAAATAAAGTATTGACCTTGGAAGTATTACATTCTTATATACACAAATATTATGCAGAAACACAGGAACACTCATGCAGGTCGAGCTTACGAGAATGAACTTGCAGATACATTTAATCAGTTAAAACTTTTCCCAGAGCTTAGTTTAACTGAAGATTTTGATAAAGCTCTAGATGCACGGAAATATGACATAGCTCCTAGAAATGAGAAAGACTTCAAGGATTTTAGATATCAGATTCAAGCTAAGAATACTACTAGAAATATTCAGTACTCTGATCTTATTGAAGATATGCTTCCTTTCAGCGAAGATAAAATACCAGTAATTTTTCATAAAAGGACTAAGAAAGTTTCTGAAGATAGATTTATAACTATTGGTCGATATGGTATCATGTCACAAAAAGATATGATAGATCTAATGTCAAATGAGCATCGGTATAAATTAGCTTACCGTGAGTTTATGACTTATTGGGATAGCTTACATGACGAAGCTCAAAAAAATTTACATAAATATTTAACACGTATTGGATTATGATAGATAGAATAGCGTTAATAGATTTAGACCCATTAGTACATATAATAGCTCATAGACATTATGACAATGGAAATGTCAATGATTCTATGAGTGTTGTATTGAATGTGAATACAATGATAGATTACATTTTACGTGGTGCTAATAGCACTAAGTACATCATGTTTTTCCAGGGTGAAAATCATAAAAATTTCAGAAATGATATTTTGCCTGAATATAAAATCCATAGGAAATCCACTGATGCTACAAATAGATGGAAACCTGTCATTTTTAGTGCTCTCCGAAAATTTGGTGCTATAGAACTCAAAACTATAGAATCTGATGATGCTTTAAATATACTAGCTATAGAATACCGCAAAAAAGGTCAAGAGTATATTATCGTTGAGAATGATAAAGACTTAGCTTGTATACAAGGAGATCATTATAACCCTTATCGTAAGAAACTTGCTGTAAAATCATTTACAATATCATATGAATTTGCAAAACTACATAAGTACTCTCAGATTATATCTGGCGATAGTACTGATGCATCTGCTGATTTGTGTGGTATTAAAGGTATGGCCACTAAACCATTTGTTTGGTATAATGACGAGCCTATGAAATACGGCAAAGCTCAAAAACATCTATTGAAATTTGATATAGAAGAATATGAGGGTGAAGTTTTGAAACTCTATGTTAAGAAATATGGAATCTCACAAGGAGCTTATAGATGTTATATTACATCATCTGTAATATCTTTAATAGAGAAAGTAGATTTTAACGATGAGACTAGGATGTTACCAGGTATAGTACCTATAGAATATACAAATACTAGAAAAGGATTGTTTAATAGACCTAAGATAAATAAAGATATAATATAGCAAAGTCCTTACCATTATTAACTAATAAACAATAATGGTATGCATGATAAAGACAAATTAAAAAAACTTTTGGATAAGTTTTTTATAGCTATTAGTAAAAAGGATTGGTTTAGGCATTTCATCCCTCAATTAACACTTAATAAATTTAAGTCGATTGGAGGTGTCAAGAATGCATTTATTGATAAGAGTTTGTCTTTGGTGTACATAGTACTGAATAAAAACACTCTCGAACACAAATCTGTGATTGCGAACTATACTAATTATACATTTAGTACCTCTATATATGGCGTAGATTTTCATGTTTTTTCTATAATGGATAAGATTAAACCTGAACTATCTATGTCTATAAAAGGGTGCCATACAAAAACTAGTATTGCTTATAGAAACCTACTTGCTGAATATTCTGAATTATCTCACAACAAAAAAATGATTAAACAATCAGTATTTGCGTATAGCCCTTTACTGCAAGCTTTATATAAAAATTCACCTCTTTACGAAGCCGTAAAATTAGAATTTGATATAAGAACTACAGGAGAATATGAATGGGAGTTGTTAAAACCAGTTCCTGATGAATCAATTAATTATATTGAAAATTATATAAAACAATTAGAAAATGAATTTTAATCAAGTCATTAGTAAAATGCCAAATGATGCTATTTTGGCACGAATACCTGAAAAAACAATCTCCTATGCACCAGTTAAGCATGAAGAGTATGTTGAAATTGTTATGAGCCACATAGATAATCTAGGGTATGATGTTAAGGATGCTAGTTTTCAAGTTGCCAATAAAGGTAAAAAGATGGTTGGTACTATAACATTAGAGACTAAAGATGGTATTAATTGGATAAATCCATCTGTAGTAATTAGAAATAGTTATGATAAATCCATGTCTTTAGGTATCGGTGCAGGAAATGGTACTGTGTTTGTTTGTACAAATGGAGTTATCTCAGGTGATGTTGTAAGCCTTAGAAAACATACATCTAATGTGTACCGTGATATAGAAGATGTAGTACAGAATAGTATTCAATCTATGGAGGATAGATACCTGGATTTAGTGAATGATTTAGATAGAACCAAAGATATGGAACTTACTAAACTGCATGTTCATAATATTATTGGTGAATTATTCTTAGAGCAAAAAATCTTAACCACTGCTCAACTTAATATTGTACGAAATGAGCTGTATTACAGCGAGAATTTCAAGATGTTAAACGGTGGTGATATGTCTATGTACAATATGTATAATAACATCACAGAAGCTCTTAAAATCTCTCATCCTATGAACTATGTTAGAGATCATACTAAAGTACACGAATATTTAACTAATTATTAATTATATAGGGGCCTTAATTGGCCCTTATTTTTAAATTATTTTACATGGATAATATAAAATTAGATACTAAATCAGGTGTTGTGATTAACATTGATAAGGAAACGCTTAGTAATGCTATCATAGATAAATTATTGCATATGAGATATAATTGTCTCGAAGATGTTGAAAGTAATCTAAATGATGCATTAGGATTTAATGTAAAGCTACACAAAAGCTCTAATGATGATAATACAAATGATATAGATGAAAGTTTCATAGCTAATATAACTATAGTTGGGTATGAAATAGCTTATCTAGATATTTATTACATCGAGACAAAATCAAATAGATTTTATATATCTGAAATAAACTTAAATTTTGATGTATGATTGTCAGGGAACTAAAAACTGTGTACAAGAATACTGGTGTTGAAATAAAAGATTACTCTAAAATTAATATGCCATCACAAGCTGTTAATATACTTAGAGATTTTTATAGTACACTAGATACACACTTGGAGAATTTCGTAGTTATATATTTATCAACTAATAATAAACCATTAGCAATAAAATTGCTGTCTATAGGTACTGAAAAAGCAACTTTAGTTTCTATAAAAGAACTTATACGACACGCTTTAAATCTTAGTGCTACAGGACTTATTATTTCACATAATCACCCTAGCGGAAATCTTGATGCTAGTGATGCAGATAAAAATATTACTGAGAAAGTGAAGTCAGCATGCAATATATTCGATATAGAATTATTGGATGCTTTAATTATAACTGAAACAGATTATATTTCTATAACAAATGGATAAACCAGATCACACTATAGTAGCTCTCGATTCAAGGAGTGGAGAGATACTGCTAATTCCTTATAACAGTAAGCAATTAGATGAGGATTTTAAAGGGGATATTTACGACTACATGAATTGGTTAGAAGATGAGGATGATAACGATTTTGAGTACCATTCTGACTTACAGTTCATGGCTGTTGAAAAAGTAATCATTAAATCTATTTAGTATGGGTACAAGTAATTTCGAAAGGCCACAGCACGTAAGCTGTACCTACGCAGTACTGTTAACTCATTATAATGAGGAAAACGATGAATATGAAGCTCCAGATACTGATGAAATAGATGCAGTAGAAGCAAATATCAGAGATATGCTATTTAAGAAAGACGAAGAGAATTACTTCTTTGAGTCAGCTTATGATAAAATGAATAGACATACTCTAGGAGAGTTTAGACTAGGTGTTACAGTAGGGGAAATTGATATTGATATTCAATTAGTACCTTATATGGACCCTGGATATTATGAAGGAGCTAACCTTGATATAGCATTGCTTTATGAAGGTGATGAATATGAATCTACTAACGATATTGCAAGTGATGTAGTACAATATTTTAACCCAGAAAATCCTGGTCTATTTGCTATTCATTCTAAACTTATTGGACCTAAGTTAGAGGAGTTATTCGATTCTTATGTTAATAAAATAGAAGATGTATTTAGTGACGTTTCTGAAGAAAAACTTAGACGTATAGGTACTGCTTCTAATGGAGAGACATTCTACGAAACCTGTAAATCTTAGGTTATGGAGTATACTTTATATTCATCTAATCAAGGGGCTGGGTATATCGCAGAAGATGATACAGTGAAAGCCAGGTGATAAAACAGATTTAGGTGGATTCTTTGCTAAAGAGTTTACTTATATTGGTAGAGATGGTAATGAACTTCTATTCTTTTTAGGTGAGGTAGTAAATATGCTTAGTCATAAGTATTATTACCAATCTATAGAGTGGATATCAAGTACCAGGTTCTTTATGCAGTATTCCAGAAATGCTGGAAGAGATTATAATTGGATTAAAGGTAATTTTAAATAGTATGGAAGAGTTTGATGCAGAGTACTGGAACAAGTATTGGGAGGATGTAAAAGCTGGAACGCCTAAGAATGCTCACGACCAAGCTAAGGAAGAAAAACCCACTCGTAAGTTTGTAATTATGGGTGGTGCAGGGTTATTAGATCAGGTGAGTAAGGAAATACATATCAGGCATAAACTCAACGAAGAGGATATTGACTCAATGATAAAG